GACCAAAGTGGCGGACGCTGGCTTTGGTCGCCCTTTGATTTACACGAAGGCATAATTGACGCTGGAACATTAGAAGTAAATGGTACTTATACTTACACACTGAAAGGGCTTAAAAAGAAGAGTATACCAAACTTCCAATGCAATAATGCAATGACAGTGCTTTACAATGGGCTTACTTATAACTTGAGCGAAGGAAGTAACCACTTGTTAGGGCTTAAACCAACACAAGATGGGGATAATGTCTATATTTTTAATGGTAATGGAACAGTAAAAGTGTCTTATAAAGGGGGAGCTTTATAATGTATACATTAGTGGCACAACTTGATGAGGTATCTTATACACTCGTAGAGCCTTATGAAGACATAAAAATATCTAGTGTGGTCTTAAAAGAAAGTGTTGGAAAAAGTGGAACTTTGACTTTTAACATAGACATTACTCACGAAGCATATAGTGCTATGCAAGTGTATAAAACTTATGTGTATGTGTATAGAAATTCAGTTGAAATTTGGCGAGGGCGTATAATTGATATTTCTGAAGACTTCTATAAAACAAGAAGCGTGACTTGCGAGGGTGCTTTGGGTTTCCTTAATGATTCTATTCTGCCAGTGTATGGCTATACTGGCACAGTACGAGGATATTTTGATAAACTGCTAGAGTATCATAATTCACAAGTAGAAGACACAAAGAAAATTCACACAGGAATTATTACAGTTCAAGATAATAATGATTACATATATCGTGAAAACAGTAATTATCCTTCTACACTTGAAGAGTTGAATAATAAACTTGTAAAAAGTTTGGGTGGCTATATTCGTGTACGCTTTGATGGCCGCTTATATCTTGACTATGTACAAGTCTATGATAGCGATAATACCCAAGCGATTACGATAGATAAAAACTTACTTGACTATACTTCGAGTCTAAGTAACAACAACTTTTGCACAGTACTCATTCCGCTTGGCACAAAAACAGACGGAGTGGCTTTGACAGTTGAGAGTGTAAATAATAGAAGCATTTATATAGAAAATTCCACACTGGTAGCAAAGTATGGGCGAATTGTAAAGTCAAAATCTTGGGATGATGTGACCTTGCCACAAAATTTGTATAGAAAAGGACTTGAATATATCAATAAACAAGCCTTGCCATCATCCTTCAAGCTATCAGCGGTTGATTTATCTTATATAGACACAGAGCAAGCACCGTTAAAAATAGGCTGCAATACTACAGTGATTAGTGAATTTCATAATTTGAGTGCAAAATACTTCATCACTGCGAAAGAGACACATATCGACGCCCCAGAACTTGACAGTTTCGAGTTTGGTATGGTTGTAAATACCTACACAGCACAGATGGGCAACATATCGACAGCACTAGAGCAGAATCTAAGAAACGGTATAAATGACGCTAGAAATGATTTAAATAGTAAAATACAAAGCACGGCAAACAATTTGAGCGGACAAATTGCAGAGACAGCAAAAACCATCACAGGTGTAAGTGGTGGCTATGTTGTAATGGACACATATGACGCAAACGGAAATTTAGTACAGCCCTGGCGTATTTTAATCATGGACTCAGCAAGTAAAGCTCTTGCTAGAAATGTGATACAAATAAATCAAAATGGCATTGGATTTAGCACAAATGGAGTAAATGGAGACTATGCGAATGCTTGGACAATTGATGGGCGGTTGAATGCTGACTTTATAAAAGCGGGTACTATAACTGCTGATATGGTGCGAGGTGGAACGCTAGAAATTGGGGGCAATGGTTTGGGTGCTAATGGCTCAATTGTAGTATATGACCAAAATAATACGCCATTAGCGACTATAAATCGCAATGGCGTGAATGTACAAAACGGAAAGATCAAAGGTGGACAGATTGAAGGTTCATTTCTCAACGCTACTAACATTGACAGTGCAAGAATTTCGGGAAGCGAAATAAAAGGTGGCAATTTAGAATTAGGCGGAAGCCAGGATGGAACACTAACGCTTAAAGATGGAAGTGGAAACGAACTGGCAAAGATGGACAGTCATGGCTTAGATGTAAAAAAAGGAAAGATACAAGGTACTGAAATTTATGGTGGTACGACAATACCTTTTGAAGCCGCACAAGGTACAGTAAAACTTGGAGACTTTGAAGTAAAAGAAACATCGCGGCATATTTTTCAGTCTTCTGATGAATGTACAGGCATGAGTGGGGCTGATGGTGGTCATGGATCATGGTATTTATGGGCAGGGTATCAGCAAGGCAACGGATCTGAAAACACAATTTTTATAGTCAATGATGGACAAGTACGAGTTGAAGGAGAGTTGGTTGTTAATGGTGAAGAAATCGAAGATATGATCCAAAGACTCATAAGAGAACATAGTAACTAAAAAAGGATGTGGAAAATGAGCACTAGAATAGATTTAAATACTGAAATTCAGCAATGGCTAACAGCCAGATATGGTGAAGAAGTGCGAAGTGCAAATGCTAACGCTTTTAGAAAAATTCAAAGCACTGTAAACGCTGCCATAGATGAGATTGAAGGCACAGCTAGAAACATCAACACAACACTTGTAAACTTAGAGCCCGCTATCGCTAACGCACAAACAGCAACAAATGCCGCAAATGTGGCAACTAGAAACGCAACTGCTGCCGTGTCTGACTTACAAACTAGAGTGGCAGCAGGAGAGTTTAAAGGCGAAAGGGGCGAAAGAGGCGAAAGAGGCGAAAGAGGAGCAAGTGGAGTCACAGCCACAGCAAGCGGATTTTTTACACTAGAAGTAGATGGCAATGGTGATCTTTATGTAGTGACTGCGGACGGTACAACACCGCCCAATTTTGAGCTAGATGGAAATGGAAATCTTTACTTAATCACAGACTAAAAAAAGGAGAATAAATGGCTAGAATTTTGATTGGGAATATTCGGGGGCCGCAAGGCGAGAGAGGACCGCAAGGCGAGAGAGGACCGCAAGGACTACGTGGCGAGCCAGGAGCAACGCCAGCATTAACAAATAATGCACTTGCCACTGTGGCTGGAGTGAGTGCACTTGATGCAGTAATGGGGAAGACTTTAAATGACAAAATAGCACAAAGTGTAAAGGATAAAGATGAGATTCGTAAGAACTTTGTAAGTCCTGATAATCTCTCTAGACCATATACAGCTATGCGAAATTACTTGCCAAATGGCGGAGTTTCTGTGCTGCAAATCAACCCAGAGGGCAATTTGGAGCTTGCGAAGCAGTCACCAAATGGGCAGTGGGTAATAAAAAACATTGCGGCATTTTAAAGAATGAGTGGAGGAATAAAATGACAAGTATTTTACTAAAAAATAACGCTAAATTTACACTAGATATAAAAAGCACAGAAAACGAGCTGGCTTTTTTATGCCCAGATTTTTCGTATTTTGCTACTTTAGCAAATGCAATTACAACTGATAATTTAGAGCACTATAAGATTTTAACAGATGATGTGACTGTAGCAGAGTACAAAGATAAAAGCGTAAAAGGCATAAGAGTAGACAGTGTGGAGCCTCTTGAAATTGTCTTTTTACTTGAAGATCGAACAGCTACAGAACTGGAAATTGAGCGAATCAAGGCGGCACAAGTGGCGAATACAGTAGCGATTGAAGACATTGCCACACTCTTATCAGACAATGTGAAAGGAGACGAGTAAAGGTGGTTAAGTATTATGTGTACAGAATTACGCATGGCGATTTTTCACTTGACAGAGTACCAAAACTTTGGCAACAAAAAGTAGAAAAAGAATTGCGTAAAATGCAAGAGGCAGGGGAAGTTGATGCCAATTTTTTGCTAAAAGAATTACAATAATTTAAATTTAAAGGAGATTACTATGAAAAAGATATTTATCAGTCAGCCAGTACAAGGTCTAAGCGAAGAAGAGATCAAGAGAGAGAGAAAAGAAATTGTTAGGGCAATCGCAGAAGAGTATGGCGAAGATACAAAGATTTTAGGCAATTATTACTTAATTGATGATCTGAATTTGCTTGTAAGCGAGCTAAAAGATTTAGCTAATGCAACTGCTGCATTTTTTGCTCGTGGATGGCAAGAGTCAAAAAGATGCAAGATTGAGCACGATATAGCAGAAGCATATGGGCTTGAGATTGTATGCGATTAAAAAAATGGAGGAAGTTAGATGTTTTTTTTAAGTGCAATGTTAGCAGCAGCAAGAAGTCAGCTTCACAGTAGAATTGTAGAGTTAATGCTTCTTAGCGTAGTGATGGATTTGATTTTTGGAAGCTTAAGAGCACTTAGAGAGCACAAGCTAAATTCATCAGTTGGAATTGATGGAGCTATAAGAAAGGTCGGAATGATTGCTGCGGTTGTATGCTTAGCATTTATGGATGTGCTTGCACCTTTTGATTTAGTCCATTTTGTGCCAAAAGAGCTAAAAGAAGTCTTGAAAATAAAAGATATTACGATCATGGAGCTTTTTGCGTTGCTTTTTGCAATTTTCGAAGCCTTGAGTGTGCTCAAAAACATGACACTTTCTGGGCTTCCTGTCCGCAATGTGTGGGAAAGGTTACATGGTTTCTTGTCAAAAAACACTGGCGAACTTTTGGACTTATCAGAGATAGATGAAGCAAGAGAAGAGGAGCATAAAGGAGAAAATGGAAGTAAATAATTCTTATGCAGCAGGCAAAAAGTTATTGTGTGGCGGATATTCAGAGTATACGCCAACTGGAAAATCGTACTTTGTAAAGGCTGGAAGATATGGAAAAGAGCCGAAAATTGGATCTATTGTCTATTTTTATCACACTAGTCAAGCAAGAGTTGCCCATGTGGGCATTGTGATAAGTGTAGATAAAGATAATGAAAAGTACACAATCAAGACGGTTGAAGGAAATACATCTTCAAAAACTTTTGAGCGAAATGGGGGAGCAGTAGCAATCAAAAGCTACACTTTCACAGTTGAGGAAGTTGGTGGATTGCGTCGCATCAATGGATTTGGCTATCCAACCTTTGATGAGACAACTTGCGAAGCCTCTGACCTTGTCAGAGTCGCAATTGGCGAAGTCGGGTATTTAGAAAAAGCTTCAGATTATCTTTTACATACTAAGACAATGAATGCGGGCACTAATAATTATACGAAATATGGGCAATGGTACGGAAATAATGGAGCGTACTGGTGTCAACAATTTGTAAGTTGGTGTGCTTATATGGCTTGTGTAGAGTATCAAAATTCGCATGGCACTGGCTGGACTCAGAAAGATGGAAAGTGGTATTATAAGCAAAAAGGCGAGCTAATAAAGGGTGTATGGTGTGCCATTGGTGGGCAGTGGTATGTCTTCGATGGCCGCGGTGTGATGATCAAAGGATGGTTTAAAAATGCCGAGGGTGATTGGTACTATATGAACCCTGCCGACGGTGCTTTGATCAGTGGGCAATGGTTTAAAGATAATGGCAAATGGTACTATTCTACAGACAATGGTATTTTAGCTAAAAATGTCTATATCAAAGATGAAAAAGGCTATTGCTGGGTAAACCATGATGGCGAGTGGGATGGACGATATGCATCTAGTCCTAATTTAATAGGATGTGAGCAAGAAACACCCATGAATAAGATTAAGAATAACGAAGACATTAACTCGTAAAAAAAAATCGGAGGGCGTTTCCTGCCCTCCCAACTGTGAAAATCGTAGGGAGCTTCTCTTAACTCTCTACATAATCACGGTCAGTTGACTTGCTGTGGTTTTTTTCAAGATCCACAATTCTATACATCATATAAATGACATAAGGACGAGGTTCTCTTTTTTCGTACTCCCAATCCTGAACAGTACGGATTGGAATTCCGAACTTCTCCCCAAACTTTTTCTGGGTCAAGCCCAACTCTGCCCTGAGTTTCTTTATTTCATTCATTGCTTTCGCCTTTCTTTGTGTGTCGAAGAATTTTACTGAAAACTGTACTTAATACACTGTGTAAAATTCTTCGACTAAGTCTTACTATAGTATCATTTCGCTAAATGTGTTGTGTTCAATATCACTCTTCAGAGTTTTAAGGTCTTCATAGCATCTTGATAACCAGAACGGGCTAGCTTTGTAGTACATATATATGTAGTTCAATCGTTCCAAGTATCTAACCGTATTTAAATCAACTTTTTCAGTGCAATAATAATATCTTATGATTTCCTCCTCACCATCTAGTAAATAAAAATCTCTTACAATCCAAAATCCACTCTCATAAAACAGATATATGTCATCATCCAACTTATTTTCTTCTGTGCACTTTTCTTCTAGTTCTTCCGTCCAACCTGCTCTAATTTCTTCACAGTTCAAGAGCTTTTTAATTTCCTTCGATAATCTTCTGATTTCCGTTCTAGTCATTTCCTCATTTTGTTTTGTCATTCTCTTGTTCCTCCTTCTAATGCCTTGCGGCTTTGGTTGTTTCCTTGTTCCTTACACTCATATAATAACACGCATTGCGTATAATGTCAACACCTTTTTTAAACTTTTTATTCTTTAGCCATCATCCCAACGAAAAGAGTGACACAATCATAACAGAGTTTATTGACGAATTCTCTTAAAAGAATTGTGTTGCATTTGTGTTGCATAGTGCTATAAAAATATGATATTTTAGTAAAAAGTAAGATATAAAAGTATCGTTTTTCAAACCGTTATAAATGGCTTAAATATGGTCTTTTGACCTTATTAAGCCATTTATAGTGTTTTATTTAAACTGGTTCGACTCCCGTCATCTCCACGCTAGAGACCGCCTATTTAGACGGTTCTATTTCTTTGTGTTGCATTTTGCGTTGCATTTTTTCGAAGTGTGACTGAATTTTTTTATTATAGTGCTCTGCTTGATCTGCCATCGTGTGCTGGTATACTGATTTTAGCGTCTTGTCTGTAGACCATCCACCACGCTCCATGATATACTTGTCAGGCACGCCGAGAGCGTGCATAATTGAGGCAGAGTAGTGACGCAGATCATGGAAGCGAAAGTGTTGCAATCGATTACGGCGGATAAATCTTTTGAACTCATTTGTTAGCATCGTGGGCGTTAGATCTGTGATCTTTCCAGTTTTTGGGAGCTTATCGATGACGAATTGGGGCAATTCTACAAAGCGATCACTCCCTACTGTTTTTGGCGGTTTGATAATGAAATCGCCATTTATAGACATAGCCATAGACTTACTTATGTGTGCAACGCTCCCTCGGACATCTTCAGCCGTAAGAGCACAGATTTCTCCTCGTCGCATTGTGCCAAAACTTGCGAGGAGTATAGGAATTTCTAGCCGTGTACCTGCTGCGAGCTGCAGCAGTTGGCGGATATCGTCGTCAGTGGGTA